TCATTACATTTTCAGTTAATATAATAAATATGGTAGAGAGATTAAATGGCATTAACAAAGTTACCTAAAAACGCATTTGGTACTGGTTCAGTTGATTCTGATAAAATTGAAGACGGTACTATACAAAACGTTGAATTATCTGGCTCACTTGCTAATGACCGTTTAGTCAACTCTACGATTACATTTAACGGAACATCAACTGCTCTTGGTGGTTCTGTTTCTGTTACGTCATTTGTTGAATGGCAATCAGTGATTACATCAGATGGTTCTACAGCAACGACAGGTGTTGCTGGTAATGGATATTTCATAGACACTACTTCAAACTCACATACATTTAATTTACCTGCCAGTGCTTCTATTGGTGACACAATCGCTATCAAAGATTACGCTGGTACTTTTGGAAGTAATAATTTAACAATCGGTAGAAACGGACACAACATACAAGGTGTCGCTAACGATTCTTTAATTAGTACAAATAGAGCATCACTTGTTTTAGTGTATGTCGATTCAACAAAAGGTTGGTTATACACAGACGAACATAATGTGGGTGATTTACAATCACCTCTTTTTACAAGTGCTACAGGCGGTACTATTACAACATCTGGTGACTTTAAAATTCATACATTTACAGGTGATGGTTGTTTTGTTGTTTCTACTTTAGGTAATAGTCCAGCAGTTCCAACTGGCGGTCCAAGTAATGTTGACTATCTTGTTGTCGCAGGAGGTGGAGGAGCTGGTAGTAATAGAGGAGCCGGTGGTGGCGCTGGTGGATATAGAACAACTTTTCCAAGTCCAGGTTGTAACGCTGGTGCTTTTCCAATTTCTCAAACAACATATCCTATTACAGTAGGTGGCGGTGGAAGTTCCGGACAACCAGGAACTAACGGTTCAAATTCTGTTTTTTCTACAATTACTTCTTCAGGTGGTGGTTGGGGAGGAAAAGCTGATGCTGCTGGAAATTCTGGTGGTTCTGGTGGAGGAGGTGGTCACGCTCCTAATGGTCAGCCTGGAGGTTCAGGAAATACTCCACCTGTAAGTCCGCCTCAAGGAAATAATGGAGGAACAGGTGCCGGTCCTTCTCCTGGTAACGCTGGAGGTGGCGGAGGTGCTGGAGCAGTTGGTGGTAATGCTTCTCCATCTGTAGGTGGTAATGGAGGAAACGGTAGTGCTAATTCAATTTCAGCTTCACCTGTAACTTATGCTGGTGGTGGCGGTGGTGGTGGATATACATCATCAGGCACAGGAGGTTCTGGCGGAGGCGGTGATGGTGGTATTCCAGGAGCTACTAATGGAACAACGGGATCAGCAAATTCTGGTGGTGGTGGCGGTGGTGGTTCATATGATAATGTTACAGTAGGTGGCGGTTCAAATGGCGGCAAAGGTATAGTAATTGTGAGATACAAATATCAATAAGGTTTTAATATAAATAGTAAGAGAGAATTAAACATATGGCACTAACAAAAGTTACAAAAACAGGTATTACAGACAACGCTATTGACGCTGATAAGATAGAAGACGGTACAGTTCTATCAGCAGATATTGCTCCTGGCACAATTGAAAACGCTAAATTAGCAAACTCATCTATTACAGTCAATGGTTCAAGTGTTTCTTTAGGCGGTTCAGTAACCGCAAAACACATTGATTGGCAAGCCGTAAAGACAGCCGATTTTAACGCCGTTGCTGGAGAGGGTTACTTTGTAGATACAGATTCAGTTGGTGCGGTTACAGCAACTTTACCAGGTTCACCAAGTGCCGGTGATACAATTGCTTTTAAAGATTACGCTGCTAACTTTGGTACTAACGCATTAACAATTGCTCGTAATGGAAATAATATTCAAGGTCTGGCAAATGATTCAGAAATATCAACAAATAGAGCTTCGATTGTTTTAGTTTATATTGACGCTACAAAAGGTTGGTTATATACAAATGAATCAAATGTTACAAACTTTTCTGAACCTGCTTATGTTACTGCTACTGGCGGTACTGTAACAACATCAGGCGATTATAAAATTCATACTTTTACAGGAGACGGATGTTTCGTTGTATCGTGTGCTGGTGCTGTATATTGTGGAGTTCCAGGTGGCTCTACTGAAGTTTCTTATTTAGTTATCGCAGGTGGCGGTGGAGGAACTTGGGATAGAGGAGAAGGTGGAGGTGCTGGCGGTTACCGAGAAGGTCAAACTCCACAAGATTGTTATTCGGCAAGTCCTTTAGCAACAACAGGATTGCCTGTAAGTGCTACAACTTATCCTATTACTGTAGGCGGAGGAGGTGTCGCAGGATCAAGTCCTTCTCAGTTTAATGGCGGGAATGGTTCAGATTCAATTTTTTCTACTATAACATCAACTGGAGGACACGGAGGTGCTGCTTCGCCTGTTAGAGGAGGTGGATCAGGCGCTGGTGCTCACGGAGGTTCTCCAGGAAATATTGGAACAGGTAATACACCACCTGTAAGTCCGCCTCAAGGAAATAATGGTGGTGATGTTTTAGTTGGTCCTACAACAGGTTATTTAAATGCTGGTGGAGGAGGAGGCGCTTTTTCTGCTGGAACAAATGCTGGAGTTCCAGGAGGAGGTCCAGGAGGTTCTGGTGCTACATCATCAATAAATGGTTCGCCTACAACAAGAGCTGGTGGTGGAGGAGGTAGTAGAGCTTTTGACGCTAATCCAAATGGTTCAGGTTCTTCAGGAACAGGCGGATCAGGAGGAGGCGGCGCAGCTGCTCCTGCTCAAAATACAAATGGTACTGCTGGTACTGCTAATACAGGTGGTGGTGGTGGAGGTGCTGCTAATAATCCATCTCCAGGTTCTGTTGCTGGTGCTGGGGGTAAAGGTATTGTTATTTTAAGATACAAATATCAGAATTAAGGAGTGATAATGAATATATTTAAAGCAATTAAAGATTTTTTTGTTTCAGGTGCGCCTGCTTGGGGTGTAAAGAAAGAAGAAAAGAAAGTCGAATTAAAGTTAAAAGACTTAAAAAAGAAAACTAAAAACGAATTAGAAAAATTAGGTAGAAAAGTAGGTGTTGAGTTAGACAAAAGACTAACAAAAGATAAACTAATTTCTGCTATAAGAAAAGCTACTAAAAAATAATACGAAAGGTGAATTATTATGGCTGACAATGAAAGAACGTGGACTATTGATGGAAACGAGTATAAAGATAGTCAACTATCACTTGATTTAAGAAATACACTTGTTGCTAGACAAGAAATTTTACAATCAAAGATTAGACACGAAGTGGAAATCGAAAAAATCAATGTGTTAGAGAGCTATTACAACGATAAAATAAAAAAAGAGATAGACAAAATCAATGGCGGCGACAGCAAATCTAACGATTGACCAAGGGGCAACTTTTAGTTCAGACATTACCGTAAAAGATAATGCTGGCGATGCCTTAGACTTGACAGATTACTCTGCTGAAGCCAAAATGGCTTTAGGTTTTGCTTCAACACGAACACGTGTTGCTTTGACAACTGCTTTTGCGTCTGATAGAACAACAGGCGTTTTAACTATTTCACTCACTGCTGACCAAACAAAAACACTAGAAGCACCTGCTCGATACGTTTATGACGTAGAAATAACATCTGCTGATAGTACGGTTACTAGAGTTATCGAAGGAATTATTACTGTAAATCCATCAATTACTACTTAATATTAAACATAATTTTATTATAAATATTACAAAAGAGAGAAGTAGTAAATGACAACAGCAACAATAAATCCAAATGGTGGAACTACAGCAACCATAAATGCTACCACACGTGGACCTCAAAAAGTTTCTGTTACCACACCTACTGCTCAATTGAATGTTGACGGAGTTACTCAATTAAGAGGAATGACAGACGTTGATGTATCATCGCTTGAAGATGGTGCGTTAATCCAATATGATGCTACATCAGACAAATTTATAACTAAAACAGAAATATCTACCGATACTGGAACAATTACGTTCAACGGTGGTAGTTTTTAAGGGAGATTTTAAATGGCAACAATTATTCAGATAAAACGATCATCTGGAACTACGGCTCCCGCTACACTCAAACTAGGTGAATTAGCCTATACGTACGGCACAGGTACACAAGGCAATAATGGTGATAGATTATTTGTAGGAGAAGGCGGAGTTGACGGTAACGGTGATGCCAATAACGTAACAGTCATTGGTGGACAATATTTTACAGATCAATTAGATCACGCACAAGGAACATTAACAGCTAGTTCAGCAATACTAGTTGATTCAAATAAAGCAATTGATGAATTGTTTGTAGGTAATTCTACATCTACAGGTGGTACAATTAAGTTTAACGAAGGTACTGATAACGGTTCAAACTTTGTAGGATTAAAAGCACCTAACAATGTAAGTTCAAGTATTACTTTCACGTTGCCAGGAAGTGATGGAACAAACGGTCAAGCATTATTAACTGACGGTTCAGGTGTTTTATCTTTTGGTGATGTTGCTTCAAACTTAACTATTGTAGATGACAGTTCAACATCTGCTACAATTAGTTTAACAAACGACACACTATCACTATTAGGTGGTACAGGTATTAGTTCAACAGTATCAGGCGATACCGTTAC